GTTCACGCCGTCGACGAACAGGTTGGTGTTGTACAAAGTCTGAGGAATCATTGGTTACGCCCCCTTAGGCTGCTTCAAGCACTTCGGTCATCCACTGATCGGTGACTTCGAAAAGGAAATTCGGGTTCTCTGCCGGCGGCACGTCGGTGAAACGGATGCGCCAATACACCTTGCCCTGGGCGATCTGGCTGGCCGTGTTCAGTTCGGTGTCGGCGAACACTTCAAAGTTGATGATTGCGCCCTGAGCTTTCAGGTCGCGCATGAACGCATCCAGACCGTTGGTGACATCGGTCACGTAGGTCTTGGTGATCGAACGGTCGACGGCCCACTTGTGCCCCGCCTGCACCGCATCCATGAGGATGAACAGCGTGCGAACGCGGGTAACGAAGGCCCACTTCGGATCGCTCGACAGCGTGCGGTTGCCCCACAGGCGATAACCGTCATCGCGAATGATGGTGGTGATATTGGCGTTGTTGAGCAGGTTGGCTCGGCACGTCTCGTCGCCGTCCAGGTACTCGACCGCGCGACCGGTACCGGTGATGCCGGTCAACTCCTTGTTCGATGGCGAGGCCCAGAAACCGTATTCAGCATCCGTCCAGGCAAACAGGCCTGCTGCCCAAGCCGAGCCGGGCGCGTCGACCGTCGAACTGGTGCCGGTGTCCCAATACTTGACGCCCGGGTCGACCATGAACAGGTTGCGACTGCCGAAGTTCTCGGCGTAGGCAATAGCGGCCTCGTCGGTCGTACCCGGGCCGTCGATGATGCCGATGGCGCGCAGCTTCTGCGCCACGCTGTCGAGCGCCGTAGCCACCGCCTGAGTCGCGGTGTGGCCCGGTGCGATCAACAACCGCGGCTGAGCGTTGAACAGGCTTTTACCGTCGAGCAGCGCCTGCAGGCCGGTACGCTGACCCGAGACCAGTTCACCGCCAATGATCGCTGAGGTTTGCAGCGCCGCGTCTTCCAGCTTGGGCACGCCGATGGCGACGATCATCGCCTTGGCTTTGACGTAGATCGCCTTACACGCCTTGGTGATTGCCGAATCGGCGCCGAAGGCGGCAATGGCCTCGCGCTCGGTAGTGATCAACTTCAGTTCGCCGGCTTTCGCCGTGCCGCCGCCGAGAACGCCCGGGGTGAAGGTGTCACACAGACCGATGATCGACGAAGACGGCAGCGAGATGGTGCGCGCGCCAGTATCGACCGACGTGGTCGTGACGCCGTGGAAAAAACTCATAAGGGTCAGTCTCCAGAAACGAAAAAGCCCCGCATAAGCGAGGCTGTGAGGGTTGTTCGTGTTACGCGTAACGGAAAAGAAAACGCCCCGTCAGTGCGGGGCGTTTATTGAAGCGGCCCGGTCAGCCACAGCGGCGCGACCGGGCGGTGTTCGGCGAGCGGGAATTGCGAGCCTTGCGGCCAGTCGCGCAACTGCCGGCGGTAAGCCTGCAGCTCTGCGTATTGCTCAGCCGTGATCGAGTTCGCGCCGCCCTCCTCGATCTCGTCGCGGTGCCGGGACACTAGCGGATCGGTCAGAGCCAACTGGGCATCCCGCCAAGCGCGCTCAGTTTCGGCCAGCGCCTCTGCATCAAGCGCCGGCGGATCAATCAGAACCGGCTGACCATTGCGCCTTGACGACATTTTTTTGGGACTGCGCGACAGCTCGTCAAGCAGCGCTAACCAGACACTCTCCGCCACTTCGACCACGTCGGCCGGCATGTCTTCGCCATTGATCTCAAGGGTATAAGCCCCGCACGTCGTCGGACTGAAATACACAACTTTACTCATGATCAATTCCCCAATGCTCGCCACCACACCATCCAGTTGACCGCCGCCGCACCCGCCGCATTTTGCACACGCACCGTGCAACCAGTCTTGGTCACCGTCCCCCCCATAACAGCGCTCATCAAACTCAACGAACCCACATGAACAGGGATGATGTTGAGGCAGGAGTTTGGGAACGGGACAGGGAATGTGACGTAAACGTATCCGTTAGCATCCGTAAGGCCCGAACCCCACTGATCGATCAAGCCCGACGGTTGCCGCTGATAACCACTCCCCAGAATCGAAGACACTCCCGACCCGCCTACAGCAAGCCAGCCAACCCCCGAAGAGATGAATTCCGACGCAACGCCGTTACCCAACACCACGTTGGGCGAGCCAGCCGAATTGCCATTTGGCCCGGAAATGTTGCCGTTGATAGACCTTACAGTGCAGGTGGTCATTGATCCCGCTTGTATGTAAATACGGCTACCGCCGGGTAGCAGCGCGCAGTCCGGCAGCGTGAGAGTGACAGCCGCACTGCTTGTATAGACGTACTTGCCGACATCAGCCGCCGTCAATACCGTATTTGCAGCGTAGTTAACGTAACCGGCCAAACTACCCGCTGCACGCTGCACAAACTCGGTAGTCGCCAATGACTTGCCGCTGTCGAATTGCGGCTGCGTCTCCCAATGCGCCCCCCGCAAAATCGGCGAATACTTCAGCGCGCCATCGCCCCCTTCCAGCGCCCAGCCCTGACCGTTATTCAAGCGCCGGAAGGCCGAGATTGTCGATTGAGGCTGAGTGAACGGCCCCAACGCGCCGTTGATCGCAATCAGAGACTGCCCGGCCTTCGCCTTGAAGGTCGCACCATTCAACCCCGCGAGAACCGTAACGACTGCCCCCTGAGGAACAGTGCTCGCATCCGGCAGGGTGACGGTCGACGCCGCCCCCCCGGGCGCCACTAAGCGCCCAACATCAGCTGGCGATAAATCAACGCTCCCGGGATAGGTCACCAGATCCGCATAACTCCCCTGCGCTCGCTGGGCGAACTCGGTCGTCGCAAGCGATTTGCTGTTGTCGAACTGCGCCGGCGTCGGGGCTGTCGGGTTGCCGCCGAAACTCGGCGAAAACAACCGGGCAAACCCATCTGTAATGTCCTTGAACGTCAGCGCGGTAGTGCCCACGACAATCGGGCCATCTGTCACCAGTTGCCAAATCGTATCGGCCTGCGTCGCCCCGGTCTCGACCGCCACTGTAAGGTTGGGCGTTACCTTGGCACTGTTATCCGCATCCTTGGCCCGTACCCAGGCACCCACCGCCACCACGTACGGCCCGTTATCCTTGGCGGCCGCCTGATTTTTTACCAGCACCCGATCACCGGACGCGAGCGCGACACCGTCAATCGTCTGCAGACCGACCAGACTGATGTTGGCGGTGGTAGCGGCGCGCACCGACTGCTTGATGTCGAGCTTGCTCAGCTCGTCCAGAATGCGCGAATCGACGTATTCACGCGTTGCCAGCACCACGGCCGGGTCGATCTTGAGGGTGATGTTCCCGGTACTGGACACCACAAAATTCATCCGCACCACTTGCGTGCGGCCGGAGCCTTGCGAAAGCAGCGGCTTGAAGCTCGGCGCACAGTTGGCCACCGCCACCAGATCCCCGTCCGCGTCGTACAGGCCGATTTCGCGAATCCACTTACCGCCCTCATCGGCGGGAATGATTTGCTCGGCGATGATCACCGCCGAGTTGATCGGGTCAACCCGTAGCTGATTCAACGGCTTGCGCCGCCACTCGTTGAGCAACTTAGTCTGATCGGCCGACGGGATCGGATTCGGCGGATCGGCCAACCCGCCCGGGTTCGCATCGCCAACCCCCATTTCCGTGAGCTTCCAGGCAATGCCAAGCGCGTCAGCATTCGCCTGCTTAGCCATCCCCACTTTCGTGAGGATCGCGAAAAACTGCGAATTCGCATCAATCATAATAAACGTCCAGGGTGTCTATGGTGTGTTCGCGCCCAACCACGCCAAAGCTGCCGGTGACCTCGATGTCACGCATGACGGGCGGGTAAACGTCGATTTCGTCGCCTTCGTAAAGGGACACTGCGATATTCAAATCGCCTTGGGTTTCCAGGCTGATCGCCAGCCCGGTCAGTTGCCGGGTAACGGGTTTGGCGTCGTCAATCAGGCGCTCAAGCTCCTGATACATTTCCTCAGTGATTCCTGTATCGAGAACGCCAACCTTCAGCGCGAAGGTACCCGGCACGCCCTCGGGCACCGTGTTGAACCACTCGACAATCTCGATCAGGTAGCCCAGCGGCTCGACCACCCGGCGCAACGCGCCGATGGTGCCTTTGTGCTTGTGGATGTAGTACGACGCCTTGATGGCCGCGCGCTTGGTCGCCTCAGTCCACCGGTAATCCCAGCGATCCACCGACCATGCCCATGCCAGGTGCGGCAGCAAATGCACCGGGCAGGTATCAGCGTTGTAGAGGTCGCGCAGAGGAACAATCGTTTTTTCGAAGAACGCGGCCTCCATGGCCCGTTCCAGTTGCGTGCTGTTGAGCGGCAGTAGACTTTTCATATCAGCCCGCCAGCCTCACGCTGTAGCGCGTACAGAACGCCGCCTGAGCCTTGGTCGGGGCCAAGTCCTGCCAACCGACCAACTCAACCCGGGCAACGCCGGCAACGTGCAACTGAGCGTCAACAGCAGAGCGGGCGACCTCGACGCCCAAGCGCTTGCGTGGATTGATCCAGCCTGCCAGGCGGTTTTTTGCCTCGGCCAAACTGGCATCCGCTTCCGGACCAGCGCTGGCCATGTGCAAGATGGCGTCAATCTCGTAACGGATCACCTCTGCGCTCTGCACAGTCACGCGATCACCAACCGGACGGACGTCATCGTCATTCAGAGCAGCGGCCACAGTCGCCAGCAGCTCCGGCGGCGCTTCGCCTTCCCCTTCCAACCCCAGCACCGTGACCGTGACGTAACAGGGCTTCGGGCTCTCGGCCGTGGCATCTGCCACCAACCCCGAGGCATTGCGTGCATGCAGGATGTAGCTGTTACGCGGGCCGGCCGTGGTCAAGCCCTCATAGGCCAACTGGATGCGCTCGCGAAACGGGTCGTCGTCTTCCATGACCTTGGGCACTGGTGGCACTGCCAGCAGATCCTCGGGCTGAATGACCAAGCGCTTCAGATTGACGTTGGCTCCCAAGTGATCGAGGTCACCGCGAATGGCGTGCGCCAGTAAAAGCGCCTTGCCTGCGTCATTGACTCGGGCGCGGTTACCGACCTTGTTGTAAGCCCCGACCTCAAGCACTTTGACCACTGGGTCGCTTTCCAGCGCGGCCGTCCAGTTGTCGCCCATGTACCCGCGAAACACGCTCAGCCCGTCCTGATAAACCTCTTCGAAGTCCAGAGGCTCCAGCACGGTCGGGGCTGGCAGCGAAGACAGATCTACGGTACTCATGCGGCCACCTCCAACGTGACGCTGTCGCCCAGGTACTTCCCGACGATTTGCAAATTGATTTGCCCGCCAATGACGGAAATGACCCGCACCTGATCCAACTTCAAACGCGGCTCCCAGCGCCCCAAAGCGCGGGCAACCTCAGCCTGTACGGCGCTTTTCCAGCCTTCGTTGATGGGCAAATCGACAAACCGCCGCAGCTTGCTGCCGTATTCCATACGGTGCCGGCGACTGCCCAGCGGCGTGCTCAAGATGTCGGCGATGGATTGGCGAAGGTGCTCGATGCCGGATATGGGTAGGCCGGTGTGGCGATCCATTCCGATCATCGATGTCACTCCTTGAACGGCTCGTATTCGTCGCTGGCTTTCAGGAACTTGACCGCTTCGATGTCGGAGGCCGGCACCACGACCGTCGCCTTGTCGACCGGATAGGAACGGTCAGTGCCGGGGACGATCAACAGTCGCGACGTGTAGAGCTTGTCGCGGTATTTCAAGAGTTCGGGCGATGAGAACGGTGAGGATGCAATTGCCAGTTCCGAGGACGCTTGCACCTCGGTGACGGTCGTATCGATCTTGGCCATCTGTTTCTCCAGGCATGAAAAAGCCCGCACTGGGCGGGCTGTCGTGAATGAATTAATGCGTGTGGTGATTACTGTTGCCGGTGGCGTCAATGATCGCGCCGGCGCTGGTGATGCCCTTAGTAACGTGTAGCGCACCGTCGATCATCACCGCCGCTTTCAGATTGATGTTGCCGGTAGTCACGCTCACGGCCGCATCGGTTACGACCGCTTCGGTGCTGGCCACTTTGATGGTGACCGTACCGCTCGGCAGGGTGATGCTGTAGCTCTTGGCCTGCCAGTCGTAGATCAGCGAGCCGCCGTCATCAAAACGCCAGACCTCGACGTGGTCGCGATTATCTGGAGGCGGTCCGGCATTGCCATACAGGCCCGGGACAAAGGTGCCTTGCGACACGTCGCCGCTGGGACTGATCAAACTGCCCTGCTCGCCCAAAGACGGCGCCCGCCAGTGCCTGGCCTTGCCCGCCGCGATGCTGTGCCACCGCACCCAAGCGCTGACCCATTCACTGCCGTCCGACACGCGACATACCGGCGGCGAAGCGGACAGATCCACCGCGACCACGTAGCAAGCCTTTACCGCCCCCGCGATCATGCGGTCATGCTGGGCGCTAGCGTAACTCACGGTAGATCCTCAGGCCTGAATGGCCCGTCACCAGGCTCAACATCAAACACCAACGTTCCCGGCGGTTCGTCCGACCATGGCCATTCCTCAACGCCGAGATAAACCTGCTGACTCCACTCCACCAGCCAAACGGTGTATCCATCCAGGTGCGGCTGGGTCCAGTCCTGCAGCGATTGCACAAACTCGGCAGGCTCAACTGCTAGCCCCCATGTTTGCCCACGCAGCAGCACTGCCAGCTGAGTCGCTAATTGCACGGCCTGTTGATGATGGTGCGGCTTGATTGGGTCGACGATGATGCGGGCCTCGAACTTGAAGATGAGCGAGGTTTCGCCGGTACCGATATCGGTACCCGGCTCGATCTCGGCCACCTCCAAGAACACCGCTGGCAGCAACGCGCGATCCTTAATGTCTGGCCAGGCTGTGACGGCCTGCACGCCAGGCAAGTGGGTACGCAAATGCTGTTCTACCGCCCGATAAAGCTGGTCCAAGCTGAAGGGTTCGTCAGACATTACCGATCCTCTTGAGGTATTTCTGCAGCTCAAAGTTGAGTTCCTGTTTGAGGATCTCCAGCAGACGCTCATCCGCCTTTTTGACCCAGCTGTCGAAGTGCGGCCGGGCTTGCTCCAGCGATACCTTGGCCTTGGCCAGCGGGAAACGACTGCCGTTTTCGGCGACCCAACCCGAACTCGGCCCGCGACCAGGTGACCCCGTGCTGTCGGGGTAGTCGTCCGCGTTGAAATGCTTGCTGGCTGTGCGGATCCAGATGTCGGGCTTGTTGCCGTAGACCTTCTTGAGGAAAGCCCCTTGGTAACGCCGCCCCGCTACTGACACGCCGCTGCCGCTTTGTCGCGCCCGGCCGACCCGGCTGGACTCGATGGCGTTCAAACCGAACCACAGTTTGCCGATCGCAGCCCCGCCGGAAACTGGATAGCTGCGCAACCGCTGACGCACCGCCGCAACAGCAATGCGCTCCGACCGGCTGACCGCTCGGGCAATGTGCGTGCGCAACCAACCCAACGTCTTGTTGATCGCGCGCCGATGCGCCGCAGCGGCCGCTTTCGGTACCACCTTGGCAAAGTCCTGGAACGCCTGAAAGTCAGCGGCCGAGGATTGGATGGAGATCATCCCGCCCCCGGCCGAGGGTTTGAAATAGCTGCCGACACTCATGGGCGCAACCTCAGAATGAGGGCGACCAGGCCGTCGCCGCTCGGTTCGAGCTGAATCAGGTCGTAGTCACCGCCGCCGTCCAAGGCGGGCAAATCAACGCTGACCAGCATGCCCTGCTGCAGACCTTGCGAATCGCTGACACGGATCTCGAAGCGCGGCTCGCGCAACCCGGTGTTGAGCTTGCCGAACTTGGGTTGCAGCCAGGGTGCGGCGAACATGCCGAACACTGGCTCTTCGCGACCCTCAATCCGTGCGGTATCGCCCAGCGTTTCGAACACCACCGCATCGACCTCGGCGATCAGGTCGCGAAAGCCCACGGTCAGAGTTCCAGAAGGACCTGCGCACGCGGTCGGGTGCACAGGTGCAGCGGGTTGGACTGCGCTTCACCGGCCATGCCTTTGTTGAAGGGCAGCGGCTCGATCATGCTGTAGTACGGAATGCCCTGTGTGTTGACCGTTTCCATGTAGTCAGCTGGCGCGAACACCGAGATGTACAGATCCGGCACGCCTTCCGGAACCAGAAGCGCCTTGTCGTCATGCACGAAGGAAACGCCAGCGACCTTGCCACGGTAACGCTCCCAAATAATGCCGCCGAACTCGAAACTTTCCCGGGCATCACCGCGCAGCGCGGCCGCTTGCTGACTGTTGAGGTAGGTTTCTTTTACCGAAGGGTGGACGATGAACTTGTTCCAGAAGTTTTTACCGCAGAAGGCGCGCGAGCCAGTACTGGTCACGCTACCCAACGCATCTTCCTGCATATCCAACGCCTCGCCGCATTGAACCCGCAGCTCAGTCTCTGGATCCGCCAGTCCCATGGACATCCTTTGACGCTTCACACCGAAGCGGTCATAGAGATCCAGCAGTACGGTTTTGCCATCGGCGTCGAGGATCTGGCCATTCAGTGCGCCCATACGCTGGAATTCGTGCGTGGCGTCCAACTGGCGCCGCGCCTTGGCCAGGCGTGCATTGACCACGTCCTGCACCGCCTGCAGTTCAGTGCGAGTGCCGAAGGCACGGATGCCTTGGATCTCGTCAGCCTTGATCGTGAAGCGCTCAGGCAGATGCACGGTGTTGAACGGGATGAGGTTGCGCTTGCTGGCAGCAACCACCAGGCCAGAACCACCACGCTCACCAGCAGGCACCAGTGCCAGAGTGTCGCCGTCCTTTTCAATCTGCACGGTCAGAGTGGTAATGCCTTCCTCGCGGAACAGGCCCAAGGCGCTGATGCGCCCTGGCAGGTACGGTTGATCATTGAGTGCAGCGGTGAGCGAAGTAACGGTAAACGCTTCGTCGTCAAAAATGGCGATATCGGCCATGGGTACTCTCCAGAAACGAAAAATCCCGCACGCGGCGGGATGCAAAATAAAGAGGGAAATGCTTTAGCGGACGATCAGCGAATGTGCGGCCAGGGCTTTCTCAGCGGCCAGATCGAGGCCGGTCAAGTGCGCTTCGCTGACCTCGGCCAGCCGCACCACGGCGCGACCGCGACGCACCACGTCGGATTCACCGAGCGGGCCGTAAAGAATGGCGACAGCGTTTTCTGTTCCGTCCTCTGCCGTTGGGTTGTACGGTGCGAATTCGCCGGTGGCGGTCACCAGCCCGAGAATTTGTCCCGGCCACAATGCTGGACCCGCCGCGACATTGATCGCTTCGCGCGAGATCGTGCCGGCGCCCTCGGACAGCAGGAATTCACCCGCGTGCATCGGTTCCTGTTTGATGGTCATGCTCGTGCTCCTTTCGCGCCGCGCGCGGTTCCAGTTTGGGCCGCTTGGCGAGCGGCCCAAATCGAGTTGGGGTCAGGTTGTTTGGCCAGCACTTTGGGCGCTGGGTCATCCGCCAGCGGCAGACTGTTGTCGATTTCAAAGCCTTTGCCGCTGGTGACAATCTTGTCGAACAGACGCGCCCGCACCGCCGCCGCATCCAGACCTGCCGCGACATACTCGGCGCTGAATTCCGGCAGACGCGCGGCCACGCAGAGGTCGTTCACCGCCTTGGCGCGTGCCAGGCCGGCCAAAACGACTTCTTCGCTTTCGAGCTGGGTCGAACTGAGCAGCGACTCGACCAGGTTGCTGATGCCCGCCGTCGTGCAGCGTTGAGTGATCATCAGTGCCAATTTGGCCGAGTTGACTACAGGCGGCACCTGAGGCGGATCGACAGGTTCCGGTTCGGGATCCGGTTCAGGCGGCTCGTCGAGCTGGGCCACCAACTCAACCGGAGCGTGCTGGAACCGTTGCAGTACCGCGCCTTGACCGAGGCACGCTTTGACCTTGATGCCGTCGCCGACTTCGTCTGCAAGGCCAAGAGCCACCGCTTCGTTAGCAGTCAGCCAGGTTTCAGCATCAACCATTCGCCGCAGTTCAGCGTCATCAATGTCGGGCGCCTTGGCCTTATAGGCAGCGATGATCGCCTCCAAGGTTTGATCCAATACATCAGCGACCCGGCGGAAGTCCTCAGCGCCACCGCCTGCATAGGTGTATGGGTTGTGAATCATCAACATGGCGTTCGCCGCGATTACAACGCGGTGTGCACCGCACACGGCCACACTGGCCGCACTCGCGGCCAGAGCATCGATTCGCCCGGTGCAGCGCTCGCCCAGACGCGACAGCGCGTTGTGCATGGCGAGACCGTCAAACAGGTCACCGCCGATACTGTTGAACGCGGCGATCACGGGCGAAACACCATCATCCAAGGCGCGCAGATCCTGCACGAACTGATTGGCAGTGATGCCCCACGCGCCGATCTCGCCATAGACGAAAACCTCGATCACTCGCTCGGTGGCTTCTCCGCTGGCCTGCAGGGCGTACCAGGTCTTGTCCTGAACTTCGATACGCTTGCCTGCGCGGTTGTAAATGCGCGGTCGCGCTTTCTTGCTCATGGTTGCTCCTTGTCGTCGGTGTCTTCGACGGCATCAAGGGTGTTGTAGTTGAGGCCCAGTTTTGTGGCCCGTGCCAGATCGGCGGCGTTTTCCAGATCGACCGTTTCGGCGTCGTAGCCGGTGCGCAGCACCATCTCACTGCGAGAGGAAAAGCCGGCCTGTACTTCCATCCGGCGTGCCTGCACGTCCTGTACTGGCTGGATGTAGGCCCAGCCTTGAGGCACCCAGCGAGTGCGCAGGTACTGGCGGCGTTTCTGTGCGTAATCGTCCAGCACCAGGACGCCAGACAGCACCGCCATGTCCATCCACGCCGCCCGCACGGGACGGCAGAGCTGATGCACGTACACGCTAAATTGCAGTTGTTCCAGTCGGCGCCGAAACTCGTTGAGCACCACCCGCAGCGCTCGGTCGTTGATGCCGCGCATGTCGCCCGTGAGGATCTCGTAAGGCGTGCCCGACCCCGCAGCAGCAGCCATCAGTTGTTGCCGCATGAAGTCCGGATAGTTGTTGCCGGCGTCTGGCGGTTTGGAGAATTCAACCTCCTCGCCTGCCCCCAGTTCCTGCATGGTGCCGGGTTCGAGCGCAACCATCGGCGTGAAGCCATCGCGATCCAGATCGAGCGGCTGACCGGTCACAGGATCTCTGGGAAGTGGTCCCGAGTCCGGCGCCGGACGCTTGATGAAACCGGCGAACAGGTTGGCCACTTCCTGACGAAACAGCACCGCGTCGTCGTAGTTGTCCAGACTGCGCAGGCGTTTGAGCACCGGCGACAGCCGCGGCACACCCCGCAACTGTCCAGGCTCCACCGGTTCGAAGATGTGCAGCACCTGGGCGGCAGGCACGCGCACTAGCTGGTTGTAGCCGGCATTCAGAGACGCGGCATCACGTGGGTGCGACAGGTACATCCAATACGCCACCCGCTTGCCGCCCGGGGTGAATTCGATGCCAGCGCGGATGACGTTGCCGTTTTTGGTGGTCTCGAATTTGTCATGCGGCACAAATTCCGGTGCGAGGATCTGCAGCTGCAGCGGAACTGCTAAGCCTTCATCCAGACCGCGCGGCCGCAACCGCACGAAGCATTCGCCCGAGGTTTCAACCGTGCGCGCCACCAGCGCCTGCTGGCCGTAGAAGTCGGTGCGATCATCCGCATCCGACTCATCGACCCAATCCCCCCATAGCTCCTGCAAAATTTTGCGCAATGCATCATCGTCGGTCGTAGGCCGAGGAGTGATGCCCGTGCCGATCAGGTTACTGACGCGCTTGTCGATGACATTGAAGGCATACGGGTCATTGCGAACCGCCGCCCGGGAGCGCGACCGCAGGTTGCGCAGTGCCGGGGTGTTGATGCTGTTGATCCCGTTGTCGGGAGCGTCCCAGCCAGTCGAGCGGCGCCCTTCCCCAGCGCCTTCGTAACTGGCCTTGATGTTGGACGGTAGGACAAATCCGTTACGGGTCAGCGTTGGGAAGTGTCGGGCCATCAGACCCCCTTCCCTGCGTGGTACAGCCGGACCACACGTGAGCGTGGCCCGGCGGCGCTGGCAAGTGACGAGCGTATTTCTTCACGCGCCTTGAGCAGCTCATCGACCGTGCGGTATTCCACGGTGCGGTCGGTGTAGCGCACAGTTTTCTCACCGCGAGCAATGGCCGCCTCAACCGCGTCGAGGTGCTTTTTTGTAAAGGACATATCAGCGTCTCTTCAGGTAGCCGCTGGCTGAGCTGCGGCGTTGAGGGGGGGCTGCCGGTCTCGATTGTGTAACCGGGGCAGCGGGTGGTGGTGCGGGTTGGGCTTGACGTACAGCAGCGGGCGCCGGTGTTAGCTCAGCATCAAGTCGCTCGCCCTGAACAGGCTTGATGCCGAGGGCATCGTCGAAAAGACCTGACTGGGCCAGCGCCTGACGCACCCGGTCCCAATCGTGTTCCTGGTAGCGGTTGATGCCGAGGTAATGCGCCATGGCGAGGCAGTACACCATCAAGTCGAGCGCTTCGTTGCGCTCTGCCTTGCCCTTCACCCATTCGATGCGCTTGTGGCCGCGCACGTAGCGCACCACTTTGCGTTCGGCGACGCACTGGGCGAAGAAATCGTCCGGCAGGTCGTTGGCAAAGTGCAGCGATCCCGGACCGTCCGGGAATGGATAGCGGTTGTAGATCCAGTCTTTTGCCGTATCGGTGCCGACGAACCACAGCTCGGCACCGTTGCGTTCGGTCTGGCCCTTCCACGTCACGTCGACCATTGACGGGCGCTGTGCAATCACCGGTCGGCCCGGCTTGCTCGCGCCCTTGATGGCGAAGATGTTGCGCCAGCGACGGACGCGGCAAAACTGGTAGACCTCATCGGTGTGATGACCACCAGAGTCGACACCCACGGCGAGAATCGCCAGACCCACACCGCAAGGATGCCGATAACGAGCCTTGAGTTTTTCATCCAGCACCGCCCAGGTGCGTTCGTCTGCTGGGTCACCCCAGATGATCTGGTGGTCGACAACCCATCGCTCCATGCCGACGCCGAAGCCCATCACCATCAGTTCCAGACGATTGGCCTGGACGTCGACGGCGCCAGTAAGCATCAGCACACCTGACGGCATCGCGCCGAGGGTGTAGTTCTCCAGCCGCGCCCGAGCGATCAGCACCTCGGCCTTGGTCTGTTCGAGTGCACTGTCCCAGACCTTCGCGAGACGGGTGTTGTAGAACACCTGCATCAGGCTCGTATCACCTTGAGCCTGGGCTTTTTTGGCGTCCTCAAATTCGATGGCAAGCGAAGCCCAGTCCATCCAACCGGTCGGCGAGTACAGCGCGTTGAGATGAAAGCCAACGGTCTTTCCATCACCAGCCGCATGGGCGCGCCACTCGCCTCGGGCAAGCATGTCGCTCTTGTGGTGTTCCTCAATCAGCACGTCGCATTCAGGGGCAGCGCACTCGTAATGAACAGTGCTGAAGTCCTTGCTGTAGTGCAGCCGCTCCCATTCCAGCACCTGCATATGACCGCAGGTAGGACATGGCACGTAGTAATAGCGCTGGTCGCTGGACTCGAACAGGTCAGCGATCCGCGAGGCGCCTTTGATCGTCGGCGAGCTGGAGAAGTAGATCTTGGCGTTGCGACCGAAGTTGGTCGCCCGCGTCTCTGCCAGCTTGATGGGGTCACCTTCTTGGCCGACGTCGTTCTCCCAGCGGTCGACTTCGTCGCCGTAGATATAACGCGCCGACAGCTCCGAAAGGTTGGCCGCAGAACCGGCGGTGGTGACGTATAGCGAGCCGCCCTCGAATTCCTTGGTGTCCATCGTGTTGCGTGCGTCCCGCGAGCGGGTGGCCGCGACCCGCTCGCGCAGAACGGGTGTGGCCTTGATGGTCTTGCTGATTCGCCCCGAAACCCGCTTGGACAGGCCAAGGCTAGGGAGCAGCGCCAGGATGTTTGACGG